AGGAGATTCCCGGTAAAGCGCAGATAACTAATGAGCGTGTATACAGAAAGAGAGGCAGCAGTTGAAGAACAGAACAATCAGCGGAGAAAAGCCAATTGAAGAACAGAAATGCTTTTACGACTCGAAGCAATGCACCATAGCGTGCAAGTACTACAGAACCTGTATACACAGCCCGCTGAAAGACAGGAGATGATTCAATGGAACACAGAGACTTTATTATACAAAGCATCCAAAACATGTCCGGCAGACACTCACCATATGAGGTGTTTGCCGACTGGGTGAAAATGTCGGCCATATCCCTTCAGAACGCATGCGTGATGATACATGACAAGGTATGGGAAGACAGGGAGCAGCAGTACATGCTTATCCAGAAGAAATACACAAAGGATGAAATGATGACATTCTCAAACATGCTTGCAGCAGTCACTCTCACCTTCGACGAGAAATTTGATGATGCGCTCGGGGACGTATACATGAGATCCGGATGCGGTAACAAGGGTACTGGCCAGTTTTTTACACCATATCACGTATCGTATGCCACTGCGGCAACAGCATACACGAACGACATCTGGAAGCTCTCACAGGACAACGTCATAGAGGTGGCAGAGCCTTCCTGCGGTGCAGGTGGAATGATTATAGCAGTTGCACAGCTCATGAAAGACAACGGACTGAACCCACAGAGAAATATGCATGTCACAGCGCAGGACCTTGACTGGACTGCAGTATATATGACTTACGTGCAGCTCTCACTCTTAGGCATCCGGGCGACAGTGGCGCAGGGAGATTCACTCGCTGAACCATACAAGCCGGGTTATCCGAAGGAAAGAGTGTGGCGCACACCGGCAGAGATGGGGGCACTGTTATGAGAGATAAGCTAATGAATGAAATAATGTGCATGCTGATAGGCGAGGGCATAGAACCGGACAGCGTGAAGAACAAGCTTTACATGATTCTTGCTGAATATGATGTGGAATGCAGACACACCGAGGTGATAGTCAGAGACGAGGACAGCATCAAGAAGTATGTGCGGCTATTCCTCATCAATAAAAGGGTAGCAGGAAGAACCCAGAACACACTACGGCAGTATTCGGATACACTGGAAAGATTCTTCGAGAATGTTCCGAAGTCACCACTTGAAATAACATCAGACGATATCAAAGGATATCTGGCAATGATGGAGGTCAAGCGAGGAGCCAGCAAGTGTTATCAGGCAGACATCCTCAGAGTAATAAGTGCTTTCTATACATGGATGGTAAGAGAGGAATATATTACAAGCAATCCAATGTACAAGGTCGAAACGATAAAAATACCAAGGAGAAGAAAAGAAGCATTCACGGATACGGAGATTGAACTCCTGCGAATGAATGCGGAAGGAGACGATAGACTCACCCTTGTTCTAGAGATGCTTTTATCGACCTGGTGCCGAGCTTCGGAGCTGGTGCAGATAAAATTGACCGACTTCAGAAACAACTACGAAGAGGTTCTGATTCACGGAAAAGGACAAAAAGACAGAATATGCTACATGAACGCAAGCGCAAAGCTACGTCTAGCAAAATATTTGAGCAGGAGAAATGACACCAACATTTATTTATTTCCGTGCTTAAAACAACCGGCATGGGCAGGCAAGGGAGAAGATGCATTTCCGGCTCGCTGCAAGAAGGCGCACGTAAAAATGAATGACTGGTGGACAGTACCAGAACTGATTGGAGATGACCACGAAACAAAAGATGCTCTCGGCACAAAGATCAGAAAACTCGGACAAAAAGCAGGCGTTGAAAATACACATCCGCACCGTTTCAGAAGAACCGGAGCCACATTCGCACTGAGAAGGGGAATGCCTATAGAGAGCGTTTCGAGATTATTGGGACATGAGAGCATAGATACTACACAGATATATCTTGATATATCAGAAAAAGAGGTCGAGCACGACCACAGAAAGTATGTATAAGGAGCAGCAATATGCCAAAATACACAAAATACTTAGAATTTTCACAAAAAGAGCGTACTGCCATAAGAGAACGTGACAATTATCGATGCATATTCTGCCAGATAGGCTATGAGCTGCCACAGGCAGCAGTCCCTGAGATGGATATAACAGATATCATGCATTACATTCCGCGCTCGTCGTTGGGACTTGGCATCCGACAGAACGGAGCAGTCGGATGCCGCTACCACCATCATATGATGGACAACGGTAGCAGTGGAAATAGAAAAGAGATGCTCGGCATGTTCAGAGCATATCTGGATGAGTTTTATCCGGATTTCCCGGATAGTGAACGCAAATACGACAAGTGGAGCTTCCTGAAAGGAGACAAAAATCTATGATTAGAACAGAAGGCGGTAGGGTGGAAATCGAAGGAGACTATGCAGATCTGATATCCGACTTCGGATGCATAGCACGCTCGATAGGAAAGAATCTGGAAAAAAGAGGGTATCCACAAAAGCTGATAGAAGCAAGGCTGCACCAGATGGTTGACATGACGTTTAAGAGTCTGGAAGAAATCAGAATGCAGACGGTTGTAGAAAGCATAATACAGGGAGCGTTAAGAAATGACTGATTTAGATTTATTCGTGTATGTGTCGCTGATTATATTCGCATCATTCGAGCTGACACTTGCGATTATAGGACACATACTTATAGCAATCGAGGACAAGGAGGAAAGACATGTTTGATAAGTTTGGAGAATTTGATTCGTTTAGCGAGATTAACGAGCTTGCAGAAAACCTGCTCAATGAGGGTGATATAGAATCCCTCAAGGTAGTGGCAAAAGAAAATGGAATACAGGCTGATTTCGTGGACCTGTACACCAACGGAGAAATCCCGGAGCTGTGCGATAAGCTCACGGCGGCACTCGGCAAGATTGATGTCGAGGCAGCAGAGCTTAAACCAAAGGAAATCATGGAGGACTGGGTGGAGTACTTAAGAGGCCAGTGCATGGAGAATGAGCTCTTAGCTCACAACGTCCGCAAGAAAGGAAAGACATTGAAGGGCTGTATAGCCGCCATCCTGACATGGTCATTCAAGAATCAGCAGACAGTGGACAAGGATATCATCAAGGCAGCAGGAGTATCAGCGAGCAAAGTCACGCTCGGCATCCCGGGCATGGCAAGAGCCAAGAAGATAATCACAGACTACTACATGGGAAAGTAGGCGCTACAGATGAAAGAAAAGACAATAGAAAAAATACCATACCTAGGACTGCATAAGATAAGCAGAAAAAAATCTGTGAAGTACATTGGAGTTACTGCAGTCAAGATTATAGGACATAAAAAGCACCTGCTCCTTGAGGTGTACGAAAATAAAAAGGAGTCAAAAAAGATTCCTGTAGTGAGAATCGCACTCACCAAGAAGGATTTCGGCACATACTGGCCGGACCAACAGATATGGACGCGCCAGCAGATTTCAGCTTACAAACCTATATGGATGGAAACACGCACCGGGGGAAGCCTGACAAATGAAAATATCCTGCAGAGCCCGGAAGACCTTGAGAGGATAAAGAGCTTTTGCGGCACCAGGATATACAACGATACTCGTTGGTGGGAGCACATAGCTGAATATGAGGGCAACATCACATCAACAGAAAGGGTAAACAGAGTAGAGCGAGAGCACAAGAGGCGCCAGGAAGCGCTGAAGGACAGACAGGCAAACACCAAAGAGCTCCCCGAAAAAGAAATACTGTACAGAGCTGATCACGTATATTTCCATGATGAACACTTTTTGTATTACAAGAAGCATGGAAGCCGGGCTGACATAGCCTGCAGTAAGTGTGGCGGTGTGACTACTGCAAGATGGAAAAGCAGTGGGGCATACGAGGAGCAGTTTGAAAAACATATAGCAGAGCCAAGAGAAGGAAGCTTCGGCACATGTCCTATGTGTGGCGCACGCGGGCAGTACAAGTGCAAAGGAAAAGTAAAAAGCAGCATCAGAAAGACCCGGTATCTGTTTCTTGGCCAGAAATATAAAGATAATGGCTTTGTCATAAGGTACATAGAGGTGGGAAAAGAGTGGAATCTCGGCTTCATTGCAGGTGAAAACGGCAACGAAATGTACAACGCATATGAAAAGCTGTCAGGGGTTGAGCTGGCAAGGGCATATTTCGAACCCGGCAAAAAGGTACAGGTTGACTATAACAAGCATGATCCATATTTAGGAAGAGACTTCTGGGACGACTGCAATCTGTATGGCTTGTCAAGCATCAGAATCAATTCAGGGCCAATACTTCCCGAGACATACGATGAGATGGCAGGAACTATGTTTCAATACAGCGCCATGAAAGAATACACAGACAGCTTCATGAGCGCATGCAATCCGGTTGAGTACCTTGAGTGCTACATGCGCACGCCTCAGCTTGAGATGCTTGTGAAGATGCACTTGATAGGAGTAGCTGAGAAGCTTATCAAATGCCAATATGGAATCATTGAGGATGAAACAGCAACGAGACCGGATGAGTTTCTCGGCATCAGAAAGGAAAAGCTTAAGCTGCTTATCAAGGAAAAGGGAGACATAGGATTGCTGAGGGTTCTGCAGATGGAAAAGAGATTCATGGAGAACTGGACAGATGAACAGGTGCAGCAGCTGGCAGAGACCAGACTCACATACGCACAGGTCGCGCTCGCAAAGAAATACATGACATTGCAGAAATTTTTAAACCGCATAAAGAAATATGCATGCTGTGATTACGGAGGCTGCAGTCAGTCGGTATACAGGATCAGACACACAGCCTCTATATACGCTGACTACTTGAGCATGAGAGAAGACAGAGGCTACGATTTGACCAATACGGTATATCAGTTCCCGCATAATCTAAACGAGGCTCACGAAAAGATGGTGGAAGAGGTCAACAAGGAAGAGCTGGACAAGCATCTGAAGGATGTTGCGGCACGTTTCCCGAACATTCGACACAGCTACAGGAAGCTTAGAAATAAATATTACTACGAGGATGAGACATACATCATCAGACCGGCAAAGTCAGCAGAGGAAATAGTAACAGAGGGACGAGTGCTCCATCATTGCGTCGGCGGAGACAATTACTTGAGAAAACACGATCGAGGAGAGACATACATACTTTTCTTAAGGTTTAAGGACACACCCAATATGCAGTACATCACTGTCGAGATTGAAGCCGAAACACCGAACATACTGCAGTGGTACGGAGCCCACGATAAGAAGCCTGACCAGAAGAACATACAGAAGTGGCTCAACGCTTACATACGAATGCTTGTGACAGGAACACTGAGGACGGCAGGCATGGTGGCAGCAACTACAGCAGATATGCCGGTAATGGCTACAGCATAGGAGGATATATGGAATACGTACAGATGACCCTAGATGACTGGGTGCAGATGAAACAGAAACTGAGGCAGGAGCTTATAGGAGTGAAGCAGAGCTTCGTGAGAATAGGCTATGCACTCAGGCAGATTGACGACCAAAAGCTTTATGAAAATGACGGCTACAAGAGTATAGCAGAATTTGCCAAGGCTGAGTATGGACTTGAGGCATCCACCACAAGCCGATTTATATCCATCAACCGCGAATACTCTATTGACGGATATTCAGAGCACCTGCGACCGGAGTATACGGACCTTGGAAGGAGCCAGCTCGAGGAAATGCTCAAGCTCCCCGACTCTGACAGGCAGATGATACAGCCGGAGGCGTCAAGAGAGGACATAAGAGAACTCAAGAGATTCAATAAGACCGAGCCTGCAGCAGGTGTGGCAGATGACATAAGTCAGCTGATAGAGAAATTCTTTGAGGACAACAAGGATATTCTCAATGAGGTGTACTCAAACGAGTTTGACGAGGAGTCAATGAGTCGCTTTGCGGAAATCGTAAATCCTGCAGGAAACCGCTCGTACAAAAAAGGCCTCTACTTCATGATGATGTACGAAAACCGAGTCACAATCAAGAAGTTTGGAGACACGCCAAAAAATATGTCATGGTGGGAGTTTTATCAGCTTATGCGCTCCATCTTTGATGAGGATGCAGCAGGCACCAGAACGTGGCAGAACCATTTTGGAGGAGACGATGAAGCACAGGAAAATGAGCCGACAGGAGAGCATACTACAGCAGAAACTCCTGAGTCAGAGGATGACAATGCAGCAGTTGGAGAAACTGGCACTGATGAGGTCGAAGAGACTGAATCGGGAAGCGTGGCAGATAATGAGCCGGCTCCTGGAGCAGGAGAAGAGCAAAAGGATGATTCCACCGACGGAGATACAGACCGCGGAGAGGATAATAAAGAGCCTGCAGACAGGTCCGAGGAACAGACAGGAGAAAAGAGCCTTGGAGAGCAAATTGCGCCGGCGCAAAAATCCGCGGAAATCCCGGAAGAATCAGAGCCCGAGAGCATCGAAAGAGAAGAAAATGAAGCCCAAAACATAGAAGAAAATGAGCCGGAGACAGAGGACAAAAAGCCGGAGATAGAGGGCATAGAAGCTTATAAGACGAGAAAAGAGTACATGAACACCCTTACAGAACAGGAAATGGCTGATTACATGACGGAAGAGCACCATAGTGGCCGCTTATTGGCATCAGATTTAATTTTCCCTGAGAAAATCAGACAATGGCTCAGCGGCAAGGTTGACAGATATGGAAAGTCACAAAGTTAGGAGGCAGATGATGAGCAAAAACAATGTATTCGCGCAGGACCTCAACAGGGCAGCACGAAAACCGATAGGCGGCTTGTCTATTAAGCAGATAAGGCAGCAGGTTATAGATTACCTACAGGGCAAGAGAACCGTCTGTGTAGATTATCGCAAAATGCGAGCTGATCAGCGTGGGCGCGAGGACGATGAACTCACAGGCAAAGAAACACTTGAGATAGTTGATGTAATGAAATACTTCACAGTTGTTAAGAGACGCGGACTCAAGACATGCATCCTGCATCAGGACATGTTTTATATAGCCGGAATAGGAGGGACGGAATGTTTATAGATTGTGCAAAACTTGAAAAAATCTTAAAAGCTGATTACAAATCGTGGGGCGTTAAGTTCGGCCTCACGGAGAAAGGCATGTACATCCTAAACGGTACCGGCTGGGTGATAGAAGCTGACAAAGAAAAAATCACAAAGGAATTTTTAGGAACCATAATCAAGACATGCGGTCTTGCACCGGAAAAGGGCGAGTTCATGACGTATCAGAAAGGGCACGATCCACAGTTCGAAACGGAAAGAAAGCCGCTCCTGTGGGACATGGCAGGCGACGCAAAGGAAGCCTTTATTTCGCAAATCAAAATCATGCAGCGTGACAACATGATGTCTGTCGTAAAGACACCGGGAGGTGCACGTCTCATAAATGATGCACGCCTGGCCATAGTCAACCCGGACAAGTGCCGCAAAGATGAAGATCCACCAAGTACCTTTGCCGTGCACGATGACTGGCTTATTTCACATAATGACGAAATGGCGGTCGGAATATGTTTCACGGACCCTCTCTATAAGCCGGAGCTTGAGGTCTTAAGACTCCTCTCGGGAGTAGATTTCTATTGGGTAGAGACACCACACTACGAGTTATAGGTTGAAACACCTGCAGAAATGCGAAAGAAACCGGGCATGCGAATTAATTTATATCACGAAAACTGATTTGTAAGCCATTAAACAAAGGGAGCCCTTACCCAGCTCCCTTTACCTCAGGAGGATGAGGAAATAGAGAATGAGACTGATTAATGCAGATGCATTATTACTAGAACTAGAGCTGCTCTATGATGAGGCAGACGCGAAGTATCACGAAACAGATTTTGATAGCTTCTATGGTGGTAGCTGTTCGATGATACAAGAGGCTATTAAGGAAGTTGAAAAACAGCCGACCACCTACGATGTAGATAAGGTTGCGGAGCAGTTGGAAAAAGATAAATTTATAGATTGTGAGATTATATTATCAGATGTACATCAGGGATATAATGCTGGACTAAGCAGAGCAATCGAGATTGTGAAAGGTGGTGGAGTAGATGGCTAAGATATTAAATAAATGTCCTATATGTGGTGGAAGATTAGAATATTCCACACTAATGCAATTCACTAAAGATTATCAAATCAAATTAAATGGTAAATTATCCAAAAACTCCAAAAATAGCGATGTATCACCTATGGAATGTGGTTACATAAGTTGTACTGCTTGCAATTTCCATACTAATTGCGATTTGGAATGCGAAGAAAATCACAATATAAAAATATATCAAAAGAATGGAGTATATCTGTATGAAGATGATGGAAACTTATGAAGAGGGTAGCGTTAAGACTATTGAAAATGGGGTTTCAATGCACACAGTGACGGAAGTTAGGGAATGGCTTCAATCAGGAGCGGAATAGGAGAGAAAATGGAAGAAATAAGAACAAATCTATCAAAAGAAGATGTTGTGCGCAATATGCTTGAAATAGCTTTTTATTTAGCTCAATGGGATAAAGATGCACATGAAATTGATGTAAAGGTAAAAAATCTGAATATGCGTTTTGAAGCGTGGATGGATTCAGAAAATGATATGTAAGTAGAAATAGAAGTTATCGGCAACATTTTTGATAATAAAAAGTTATTGGAAAGTGAGGAATAATATGAGAATATTTAAAAGCGTAGACGAAAAATTAAAAGAGATTGGATTCAACAAAATCTGTGAAGATAAGTATGGCGCTCAATATGAACGCTACAATACAAAGTACAATTATTGGCAGCGCGTTGACATTTGGCATAAAGCTTCAGGCAGACATATATTACAGTCGTATGACAGAGACTCGATAGACGAAAATAAGATTGGAAACACTTGCGTTGGCCTTACAGGATATGAAATGAAGCTTTTTCTTAAAAAAATGAAAAAGCTAGGACTTTACAGCAAAACTGCGGTAATCGAGGAATAATATGACAGAAAAAGATTTAGCAGAAGATTATAGAATGGTTTTGCATGAAGCAGAATCAATGGGTTGTAATGAAATTAAGGCATTGTATAACATCCCGCTTAAAAACATGGAAATGATTGTACAGGCGCTTGAAAAGCAGATACCGAAGAAACCAAATAAAACAATAGATTCATCTTGGGGAACACAAAAAGAAGCTCATACATGCCCTGTATGTGATTATTATTTGACAGAAGTGCAATTTATTGCATCGCAAAAAAAGAATCAAATAAAAAAAATAACTTATTGTGAAACTTGCGGACAGGCTATTGATTGGAGTGATGTAGAATGACCGACTTAACAACAGCAGTATACACTGCCCTCATAGTATTCGGCGCAATCGGTCTGACAGAAATAGCGTTCATGTGGTATGACATCAGCCACCATGATAAGACTGATGATGACATACAGGAGCAGTGGTGCAGCAGTACAAAACAAAAGAGGACGAAACACAATGAACAGAAATGAATGCTTAAACTGTAAATATTACGAAAAATGTGGTAGACCAAGCAGACCGGTAAAGTGTATGGGCTACGAGAAAGGAGATGACAGAGATGAGACAACACGAGAAACAGGAAGACATGTCTCTTCCACAGATTCTTGAAGATATCCATGACAGGATATGTGATGAATATTGCAAATGGCCGTCACAGTATCCGCTGGCAACGGATGACGAGGCATATAACAGAATGGGAGAAGAGCATTGCGATAAATGCCCGGTTCGAAGATTAATTTAGGAGGCAGCAGTTGAACAGCAGGACTTACAGTGGAGTAAAACCCATAGAACCTATAAGATGTGCATATGAACCTGATAAGGCCTGCACACCGGCCTGCAAATACTATAAGACATGTATACACAGCTTGCACAAGCAGGCTGTGTCTCTACATATATAGAAGAAAGGAAAAACCATGAAAATAAGCAAAACAGACACAATCTGGAAAGAATGGGAACAAACGTGCGAAAAATTAAAGAGATACAAGAAAACTCTTGAGCGCATCGGGCTGACCGCAGACCAAAAACTGTTGTACCAAGCGGATTACAACAGAAGGATGAGAGAAAGGCAGCAGTAAACCCATAATATAGTAGATAAAAATTCTTTATCGTCCTTGTAATGGGTATTAACATATGAGGGATTTTTATATTTAAGAGTACACAGTATGAGAAGATACGACAACTACGACTACGAAGAGGCTTTCAAAAAATACATAGATGACACCGAGGAGGAGAGGCTTGAGAAGCTCCTCAGAGAGGGCAAGGTAAACTGCCTGTACAGAACAGCCACCACGAAGTGCACCAACGTGAAGTCACAGACCACTCTTCTTGAAGCCCAGATATACCCGAGCTACCCAAGGCTCAGTGACATGCCAAAGACCAAGAAGAGACCATCAAGCAAATCTCAAAGGAACCTGAATGATAAAAATGCAAGGCGGTATCTGATAAGACTTGCGAATATCAACTTTGGAAAAGGTGACCTGTGGTGCACGTTCGGGTGGAATGATGACAAGCTTCCGGCAGACGAAGAGAGAGCAAGAAAAGATATCAAGAATTTTATAGCAAAGATAAATTACCGGAGAAAAAGAAAAGGACTGGAAAATATCAAGTACATATATGTGCTCGCATTTGATGGGTATGTGAGACCACATTTCCACATTCTCATGACCGGAGACGGCATGGACAGAGACGAGCTGGAATCTCTGTGGAATAAATGCGACAGACCAAATACACGAAGAATATCACCTGATGATGATTTTCTCATCACAGGTTTAGGAGAATATATATCAAGAAATCCACACGGCACCAAGAGGTGGGTGAGCTCAAGGAATCTAAAGAAGCCACCGGAACCGACAAAGAGTTATAGCAAGTTCAAGAAGCGCCGTGTTGAGAGGATGGCCAAAGACCACACAGTGTTAGAGACGGAACTCACTAAAGCATATCCTGGCTACAAGTTCCTGGATGCGGAGGTTAGGTACAACGGTATCAATGCAGCATTTTATATCTATGCTCGCATGGTTCGGAATTGAGGAGTGACAAATGACGAAGGAAGAATTAACAAGCGTATATTACATCAAAAAAGAAATCAAGATGTGGGAAGAACAACTGGAGCTGATTGAAAGCAAGGCAGAAGGAAAAGCAATGCAGATTACAGGCTTGCCATTCACTCCGGGCACTGGAAGCAGTGACCAGATGGCAGACTTGGCAATCAAGGCTGTGAGTGTGAGAGATATGATTGAAGCAAAGAAGAGAAAGCTCAATCAGCAGCAGGACAGAATTATCTCATGGATTATCTCAATAGACGATACAGTTGTACGGCAGATTATGCTGTATCGTCATGTCAGGTGCTATTCTTGGAACACAGTGGCACAGAAGATTGGCATTACAGCCGAGAGCGCACGAAAGCAACATGACAGATATCTGCAGCAGTCTCAGAAAGAAAATAAATAAAGTTGTCCGTTTTGTCCG